GAGGTGAGTTATCGTGCCAAAGAAACAAGCCGATACAACAGACAGCATCGTATTTAATGGAATCACATTCAGACGTTATCCAAACTCTAAACGAATGTCCGACCAGAGATATTATAGGGCAGATGGCAGATTGCGAAAGCAAGGAATCAACTATCTGCACAGGTACATTTGGGAGTATTATAACGGAGAAATTCCAGAAGGCTATCACGTCCATCATAAAAATGAGAACACGTTGGATAACCGAATTGAAAATCTTGAACTGCTTCCCGGCAAAAGCCATTTACAACTTCATGCAGAAGAACATAAAGATAATCCCGAGCTTATGGCGAGAATTAAAGAGAACCTTGACAGGCAGAGAGATAAAGCCAGCGAATGGCATCGTTCCGAAGCAGGACGCGAATGGCATATTAAACAAGGAAAACACACAGCGGAGATTCAAGACGGAAAACCGAGAGTTGAACGTATCTGCAAAGTGTGCGGAGCAAAATTCCAAGTTAAGCAGTTTGTTGGAGAAAGAAGCAATTTCTGCTCAAACAAATGCTATTCAAAATACAGACGCGACGAAGGCATTGACGACGTTAAAAGAGTCTGCCCGATTTGCGGGAAAGAATATCGCACTAACAAATATAGAGGAAGTAAAACTTGTAGTAGAAAGTGCGGTGCGAAGTTGTCGGGAAGAACTAGAACCCGCTGATGTTTACAATTTAACCGTTGACGAAGTACATGAGTATTTTGCCAACGGTTTTTTAGTACACAACTGCATTGACGCTATAGGCTATGGCTGCATGAGCAGACCGTGGAAGCCGACAGCGCCGAAGAAGCAAGGCAAGCGGGACGGCTGGAAGTTTGATTATAACAACGAGAGCAACAGCAGAAGAAGCTTTATGGGAGTATAGGATGATTAGATATGAGCTTAACATGACTCCAAATGATATAGAGTTAAAGATAACAGGGCATGATGAGGAACACAGCAAGGAGTTCCACGCGGTCTGTGGCATGGTGAGCGCCGTATCGCAGTCATGCGTGTATGGCATTGTACATTTCTGCGATGATTACGAGCTGGCAGAGTATGCGCCGGGGCGAATAAGAGTTAAAGTGAAGAACCTGCCGACGGCGAGAGCGCTTTGCTTATCGTGTTTCTCAGGTCTTAACGCCATTAAACAGCAGTTCCCGCGCGACTTTGAGGGGTGAGAGATATGTTAGATGATTTTCAATACGCCAAGTCAGAAGACAACTCCACAACCTTTGTCGCTGAGAACAGTAAGCTGTTAAGGTATAAGCGGTGGTTTAAAGAAGCCGTAGAAGCGCAGCAGAAGTGGCGTAACGTGGCGAGAGAAGATAGAGAGTTCTACTCCGGTAAACAATGGGCGGACGACGATAAGAAAACGCTTGAAGATGCTAAGCGTCCTGCGATTACTATTAACCGCATAAAGCCGCTAATCAATGTTTTAAGTGGTTATCAACGCCTTAACCGCTATGATATAGACTTCCTGCCACGAACGAATGATGATGATGAGCAAGCGCAGCTTAGAAAAGGCGTTACAAAGTACATCATGGACCGCAGTCATTACAACTACGAGGAAAGCGACGTTTTTAATGACGGCGTTGTTACCGGTATTGGTTGGTTCGAGGTGGGATACAAGTTCGATTGGCTGGCGCAGGACGGCGACGCGTTTATCCGACGTGTATCGCCTTTTGACATTTACGCCGACCCGGAGAGCCGCGACAAGCATATGCGTGACATGAAATATGTTATCCGCGCTCGGTGGGTAGATAAAGATGAGCTTGCCGCCAAGTATCCGCAGCAGGCAGATGAGATAAACGCTCAGACCGCCGCATATATGACAGAAGAAACAGAGAATGATAAGAAATACAACGAATTATGGTACTCGCACGAAACGAAGAAGATTCGCTTTGCCGAATGTTGGTACAAGAAGGCAGTCCAGAAGCAGTTATTTATCCTAAAGAGCGGCGAATTGGTGGAGCAAGTCACTGAAGATATGATAGCTTTAGGCATGATTCTGCGCCAGCAGACTGTGACTACTACAGAAGTTAGAATGTTAGCCTTCTGTGACAATGTAGTCTTAGAGGATATTCAATCGCCTTATAAGCATGGATTTATCCCATTCGTGCCCTTCATCTGTTACTATCAGGGCGAGGACGATATCCCTTCCGGTGTTGTACGTGACCTTAAAGACCCGCAACGTGAGATAAACAAGCGCCGCAGTCAAGAGCTGCATATCCTTAACACGCAGTCTAACGGAGGTTGGATTTCGGAAGAGGGCGCAATGTCTCCACAGCAGGAAGCATCGTTTAAGCGAAACGCTTCTACACCGGGAGCGTTGCTTAAAGTTAATCCCGGCGCATTATCCATGCAGAAGCTGCAACGGCTTGAACCGCAAGCACCGCCGTCTAATATCATTAATGCGTCGCAGGAAGCGATGAACGAAATGCCTAGCATCAGTGGCATCAATGAAGCTTTAATGGGTACAGACATCAGCAATTCGCAGTCTGGCCGTGCTATTGAGCTGAAGCAGAAGCAGGCTATTACTCATATAGCAGGCTTATTTGACAACCTGCGTATGGCTAAAGAGCTGATTGTAGATATGTTATGGGGAAAACGTGGTGCGCCTGGTATCATTCCGCAGTTTTACACGGAGCAAAAGACGTTTAGAATTGTAGGCGAGAACGGCGAACCGCAGATTGTTACTGTTAATCAACAGGTTCAGCAGCAGCAGGTCAACCCACAAACAGGCATGATTCAGACGATTACAAAGACGCTCAATGACTTATCCGTGGGTGAATTTGATATAGTGATTGCTGATACACCTGCTACATCGACGCAACGCACGGCTCAATTCTGGAGCTTAGTAGACGCTTGCGGCAAGTTGGGTATTCAAGGCAACATGATCATGGATATTCTGATTGACCTATCGGATATTCCGCAGAAAGCAGAAATTAAGCGTCGACTGAAAAGCCAGCAGGAAGAACAGGCGCAGGCACAGCAACAGCAGATGCAGGCTCAAATGGAGCTGGAGAAGCAGAAGCGACTCTCTAGGAGCATTGCCTATAAAGACTTGCAGTTACCTTTGCAGCTGCAATTGGCAGCGCAGGCAGGCATTTTGCCGCAGCAATACGCTGATGCTTTCTTACAATGGAGTATCCAGCAAATGGCACAGAGCATGGGTATGGGTGGTATGCAGCCGTCTAATATGGCGCAACAAGGCGTTATGCCACAACAATTACCGCAGATGCAACAATTACCGCAACAGCCTACACAACAGGCGGCGCAGTCACCATTGACGCAGGCCGCTATGAATGGATTGGTTGAAGCGAATAAGCCGGTATTATAGGAGGTATAAACAATGGTAGCAGTAAGAAAGAAAACCGAAGAGCAGGAGCTTTTGGATGCAGGCATATCAGCGCTTTCAGTCAATGCATCCCCTTACGAACGTCATACATTTATGATGTTAGAACGTTCCCAAGCCGCAGACAAGGCCATGAAGAAGCTTGACCAAGCTTTGATTGACAAAGCATTAGCACTGCTTGAAGCTAGCGGTGATGGTGCAGGTGACTTAAAAATTAAACAGATTGAAAAAGCGATTGAGATTTACAAGGCATTACAAGTTTTGTAGTACCCAATCGCTTTTCTTATATTCGTGCCGCCGACGATATGGGCGCATTTAGCCGACGGGCGTAAAACGTAAAGGAGTAATCACATATGTTTAACTTTAACTTCCAGATGTTTAATGACGATATTCCCGGTATTGATGCTGATGTTTTGGAGCAATTCAAAGACGAGCTGCCGCAGGAAGAACCTGCGGAGCAAGAAGAACAGCAAGAGGAAGCTCACGCTGACCATCACAGCGACAACAAAGATGTAGAGCCGACCGAACAACAGACTGAGGAAGAAGAGGAAGTTCCGGAGGGTTCCAATGTCCCATATAACCGATTCAAAGGCGTAAACGAGCGCATGAAGGCCGCAGAAGCGCGTCAACGCGAGTTAGAAGCAGAGCTGGCTAAGTATAAGAACGCCGCCGCACCGCAGCAAGAACAGCAGGAATCCCCTGCACCTGCTGAAACGCCGCAGGCAGTAGGCGATTTTACTGTAGAGCAGATTAAGCTTATGACCGCAGAAGCACGCCGCAGAGCCGCTAAACAGCTCAATTTGTCCGAAGAAGATGTTGAGAACATTGAGTATAGCGACGACCCGAGCATCAAAGACTCCTACGACGCTTTGACTACTCAATATATGGGCGAGGTTAGAAAAGAAGTTACTGGGTATGTGCAAAAACAGCGTGCATACATTGCTGATGTTCAGTCAACTACCGCCGAATACAAGAGCCGTTGCGAGAAGTTTCTTGCAGACCCGGAGTATGAAGCGAAGTGGGATAAGGTATGCAAGGCAGCACAGAGCCGTGGACAACGCTTTCTTATGGCAGCTC